GAGGAATTACCGTTCAGGAAAGCCGTGAGGCAACCCTGCTCGGAAATCGTTTCTCTCATCGCATTGATTCCTCGATAAGAGAAATCATAACCAGACCACCCGCGATGCGCATTTCGCGATCGAGGTCTGGCCTCATCCCAAGAAGAGATGAAGCCAACGTCGCCGTACCCAATTGGTATACGGTGACGTGCCCGTGCTGGACAAGCTGAAAAACAGCGTAACCAAGCCGGTAAACAGCGTACATCTCGCGTAGCTTCCTTGGAAGCCCACGTAATGAGGCCGTTAGCGATGATATAACAGACTGTTGGAAAATCATGGTGATCCGATCTCAAAAAGAAAGGACGCACGTTGACACCCAAGAACCAGTCAGTGCCGCAGCTCTCGTGAAAAGGCCCTTTGCCAAAGGTCTTCTCACCGTTCACCTTAAACCCCAAAAAGTTTAAGGTCCGTTCGACTAACTCCCGAGCCTGATTTGGGAAAATCAGATCGTCTCCGTAAACGGAAAGGATAGATTCACCAAGACCCAACTCCTCAACAACACCCCGAAGGATGCCGAGAAAGAGAAGAGACTCAAGCTCGAAAGTATAGCCGTTCCCCATGCTAGACCATTTGTTCAAGCTAATAACCTCATCATCCAGCCGGGTATAATCTACCCGAGCGAAATGAAGAAGATTAGCCCAATCATCTGGAACAAGAAACCAAACTGCCTCACGGCAGATGGAATCACTAGCTGAAGAAAGATCCATCGTGCAGAGGTCATATTCTGAAGCCTTAGAGGCCCAGAATTGATTGACACCCTGGTTGTTAAGATCACAGCCAGTCAACGTCAACCGCTCACGAATACCTGCGCCGATGCCCAGTTGAACAAAAATGTTCAAATCAGGTTCGATGCAGATACAGCGATCGATTTTCGCATTCTTGGGAACAGTGACCAATTTGCTACACTCCACCGGAGAAATCTCCTGGCAGTAACGCTTCCAGCTTTCTGGGGCTGAAAACAGGTAGAAATCGGCCACACGGGTCGTAGCGTCCAAAGGTCGACGCGAATACTTCTTCCCTTGGGTCACTACTCCCGAAAGCGAGGTTGTAGCGCCTGGTCCAAATCGCATATTTCTCTCGATAAAATCGAGCTTCGACCTTGATAAAGGGCCGAGGATATTCTTAATGTGGCGTGCAGCTTTTTCAAGAGCACGCATAACATCAAGATCCGGCGCTATGCCGGAGTACATATATCCAGAAATCCGCGAATTGGCTTCAGCGCAAGCAGCTTCAGCTTGCCGGAATTTCTCAATGGCTTTTGCCTTACGATCAACCGTGAGCGGCAATCTAGGGTTTTTCTGGAGCATCGAAGTAACCTGGTAGTCATCTCTAAATCTTGCGATCTCGAGATAGTTACCAGGATCGATTTCCAAATTGACCAATTGCTCAAACTCGCGGTGCGTAATAAGCATCCACACAGTGAGAGACCGAGGCGTGTCTATGTTTTCACATAGACTCAGCGCCACTTCCAACTCAAGTCCAAGGACTCGATCTTTATGCTTAACAGTCATAAAGTGTAGCTCCGGAATGGTTTTGAGGGCCTCAGTACGTTAGTACAGCGGGTCCAAATCCTTGATCACAGCCTTAATCTGGCTGTTAGCAAGGCCATTCGCCACGAAGGCGTGCAAATCTGCACGCTCCGCAGCCGTCATCG